CGTTCGGTCTTTATTATGTGTTTTTTTGGCACGGTGCCTGACCCGAAAGCCTCTGGATCATCGGGGGAACCCAATAATTCAAACTGTACTATGTCACGGGTGGTTTCGTTTGAAACTCCTCCCGCCCAACCTACAATGGGTTGGGTGAATCTTCTTCCTTCCCACCACTCTGGGTACAATCCAGTCAGGTGGTAGGACATCTCCATGCTCCCGCAATAGGATTTTCCTATGCGGTTAGCAGCCATCAAAAGCCGTTGATTACAGGAAGCCCCTGTAGAATGAAAAGCCAGTTGGTAGGGGTACGGATCATAGTTGTCGATCCTATTGTATCGTTCCCGCTGCCGTATTAGTCTGGCTAATTCAACTGCTTTTTCTAGTTCTGCTTTTGTAGCCGCTTGCGTGAATTGCTCTGGCTTGCTTTTCAGCACTGGATTTACGTGCATAACATTTACCGGATTTCCCGTATTTCCATCCTTTCTTTCCGTTCTTTAAGATACAACGTTGAAAGGGCATTACCAATGCTCCTTCAATACATTCATAACACCATCAAAATCAGCCCTGTTGGGTTCGTCAAGGAATAAATCCCCTAAAGCAACATCCCCCCTACTTTGGTTCCTATTGTGAACCCATCCGCCTATGGTCATTTTGAATACTTCCCAGTAAGATAGCTTACGGCCGTGCTTCTGTTCTATACGGGCTATCAAATCCCTGACCTTGTTCTCAGAAGCCGCCACTCTATCTTTGTAAGGCGCATCGTAGGGAAGGTCAAAACTTTTAGATACGCGCATATGTTCTATCCATTCAGCGCCAGTTAACCCTAGATCACCATCCCTTAATACCCAAATGCGTTGTTCTTCCCAAGGGCTGAGGTAAGGTAAGCCCTTTGTTTGGGAGGGTTTTTCTTCCTTCTTTCTGGGGGTTATATCTTTGGCATACTGAGAGCCGGTGCGGGGTTCAACCTTCCCCGCGCCGTAGTGTTTCTTTTGCGCGGGAGTAAGTTCCTTAGCTTCGTCCTCAAATTCCCACGTGGTCGTAAGAAGCCCCCCATCCTCTTCTTCTATCAGACCCCCTCTTAGGGGAGGAGTGGTATGCCGGTATTCATTCGGCAGAGGAGGCATTTCTATGATGCCCTCATTGACACCCCTGTAAAGCCTATGTCCCGGTAGGTGAGGCATTAGTGATCCGGGTGCCTTCTCCCTGAATCAGGGCCTCGCTTCCACTTCTTCTTGAGTTTTCCAAACTTGGTTTCCTTTGCGCGGGCATCCCATTCAAGGCCCTTTAGCCACTTGTCAAAATTCACATCCCCGTGCTTTATTGGCTTGCCCATTCCTGGGAACCTGGCCCTCCTTGTTTCTATTACGCCTGCATCAGTGCTGCGCTTTCCCTTTGTCTGCACATACCCTTTAGCAACGGTTCTTTTCTTCTTCTTCTTTGCCCCATACCCCATAGTGCCTGCCCTTGGGGTTCCTCTTGAAGGGGTTCTTTTTGCTTTAAATTTGTCTTCGTTTGCCATTTAGTTCACCAGTTATTTCTTTTTCTTTTTCATGCGCTTTTGAGGTTCAACTAGTAACCGCTTCCCCAGTTCTAAGGATAGCTTATCTATAGCGGCCTTTAATTGAGCATCTGTCATTTTTCGTGTCGGTTTAGTAGGCATTAGATTTTCCTTGTTAGTTCACCAGTTCTGGTATGATCTCAGGTTCAGTGGAACCAGTTAGAGCCTCCAGTTCCCTTCGTAGTTCATCGGTGGATTTGTCCTCATGGGAGATTTTCTGCTCGACCCTCTCAGGTGGCTTCAATCCTGCCCGATCCAGAATATCTCTGGACGCAGCTAACCTGACCTGCTCACTTGTAGCAGTCTGCGCCAGTTGGCTGATCTGACTCATCGCGGCAGGAACAGAGTCCTGAACCATCTTCTTGATCCTGTCCTCGATCTCCCTCTTGAACTTATTCTTGAGTACATGGCCCTGCTGCTTCGCAGTCGCTTCCGAATACCCTGCCTGTACCGCTGCCTTCGTTGCGTTGCCTGTCTGACAATAGGACTCAATGAAGGATTCCTGTTTTCCAGTCCTCACGCAATTAACCCCGCAGGAGCCTGCATACCGCCCGTGGCGGCTATTTCATCCATACCCGGTAGGGTACCCTGCGGTTGAGCCTGGGCAGGCCCTCCCATCAACTGTGCGGGGTCTACGCCCATAGCTTCCAGTTGGGCTAGGATTTGCTCTGCTCTCTGCATTACCTGCATAAGTTCCGCCGCAAGGGCTTCAGGGGTTGCCTGTGACGGGCCTCCCCCCATAGCGGGGCCTTGTGGGGGCATTGGGGGTCCATTTGGTATCATTGCCATCTTTATATTCCTTTGTTATCAATAGGTTAGTTTTTAGAGTCTTTTTACCCCCCCGATGGTGAGTGGGGTGGATATCGAATTCGATTTTAAAAATAAAAGGGGGTGGGGCCGGTCTGGGCCAGTATTAGCATATTCTAATATTTGAATATTACCGGATACTGGGGCCTGAATGCGAATCATTCTCATTTGCGTCTACGTTTGAGAATGCGAATGNGTCTCATTTACACTTGCGAATACGAATTGTTCTCATTTAGNTTACACAGTNTTGACATTTGNGCCACAATATGCTTGTGATTGTGTGTGACCCCTATATTAATGCAGTCACAATGTCAAGGTATCAAGGTGAAATAAATTGCTTGCAATCCCTATGTAGATATGCATGGGGGGTTATTAATAGGTCAATAATTGTTCTGGTCTTTTCCGCCGGAATATGAGACTATTGCCAGGTTAGTATTGCGGTCTGATAGTCTTGAAAATATGCAAGTAATAGACCATTCAAACTGACACTAGGTGGCGCGGAAGATAGGTAACTATCATTCTAGTTTGCGAACCTAGCGGTAGCTTTTGTTTAGCTACTGGTAACACTAAAAAGGTATCCGTTTTACGGGCACGGATAGCTTTTCTTTTTTATCGCCCGGAAAAGGAAACTGTTATGTTTAATCAAATTGTAACTTCTGGGGTTATCAACCCCAACATTGTTAGCAATGATAGACAAACCGCGCCGTTGTTTTATGGCAATGTTACCGCGCTAGATAATCCTAGCGATATAACGCAGTCTTTAGAGCAAGCGGGTCTTACTTTTACCTACGCGACAGAAGCTTTATACAATGAGCAACTAGAAAAGATTGATAGGGCACAGAAGCTAATTACTATCGATAGCAAAGGAAAAAAGTCTACTGATACCGATATGTTTTTCAAGGATCATAGAGAGCGCGAACAATGGAACAAGGATAATCCTGGTTCAACACCTAAAGACTTAATTAGGCGCAATGCAAAAGATAACTTCCTAAACATAGTCGGGAAAGATTATAAATTGCATCAGCCTGAACAAGTTTATAAGGCNTATCTGGAACTAGCTAATTATCTAGAGCTACAGATACATATGGCGGGCGTTATAAATAATGGTCATTCTATCTGGGCGCGGGTCAAACTGGATAAGGATATTGAGGTTAAAGATGCAAAAATTGCTCAATACATTACCATTATGACGGGCGTTAGCAAGTCTACAAAAGCGGGCGAAAGCCCGGAAGACGTAGCTTGTTTCAATCAATGGAATTTACTGCTCGGCAAAACAGAATGGTATCTAGGCAATGTTTCCCATAGGGGTTTGTTTAATCATGAGCAATTTGCTGAAACAATTGCAAAACGGTTAAATTATGATCAAAAGGCACGGGAACTTACCGCGCTAATCGAGACTAAATGCAACACCTACGAAAAACACAACTATTTTAAAAATGTTTTGTTTGCGGACTTTGCTAACAAGGAAAAGATAGCAAAAAATACGCAAAAGCTAGAGCGCTATATTAAAATGGCAAACTCCAAACCTTGCAAGGTTGATGCAGAAGCGAGACACAATACATGGTACGGGTCTTTTATGGATGCCACATGGATTGCAGATCGATTCTCTTCACGCGATATGTCGGGTTTGGGTTCTGGGCTTGCTAGTTCTAACCTCACGGGTCGCATAGGTAAAACTAAAGCAAAAGCATACGCCCAGGCATTAAATCAGCCTGAAGTCTTACAGGCACTTGCAGCATGATTACGCGCGAGCAAGTTTTGCAAGACCCCACGGCGTCACACTGGTTAAAAGATTGTTTAAGAACTTCAGAAAAGCGAGACAAAACTGATTTACTTAATGATCTCGAGATACTTAACCAGGTTGTTACTGACGAAGCGTTAAATCACGCGCAACTACTTGAGCATCAAATTAATCAGATTAAAAGTTCCAACATGATCGATTTTGAGATGCTAGAATGCGAGTTACGATAATTATCGTTTTATTGCTTTTAATCCTTTTCTTCTAACCCCTATTCGCGCCCCTAACCGGGCGCGTTTTTTTAAGAGGTAACGCCATGAAAGGTAATTTTTACATTGTTGAGATCAGCCGGGTTCGCATAAAAGGTAAATTAAGAGCGAAACCGGAAAATGATAACGCTGCTCATTTCGCGCTTATCAAGGGCACTAAAACCCTATCCGGTAACGATCTAACCACAATCCGAATGCTAGGATTTGAGGTAAGATATACAGACTGGTCTGGGGATTAAAATCTGAGCGCTCTTAACCGGGCGCTTTTTTTGCCGGGGTATATTAGAATTTAATTATATTCTAAACTCTGAATATTAGCAAATTATTATATTCTAAATTGGCTATATTAGAATTTGGTTATATTTTAATTCTGAAATATTAGAATTTTCTAATCTTTGGATCACAACATTAGAATTTGCTTATATTATTATATTACCCTGTGC